GGTGGTAGTTTAATGATTCCTTCTCTCTGGGGTGATTATAATTTAATGGAGGCACAAGAGATATTAGATGAAGCATTTATTTATGTTCATACTATGAAGGAACCTTCAAATTTATTTCATGAGGAGATTAAAGCAGTGAAAACAATATTAAAATTTCAAAGTCAATATGATTCTTTGAGTTATAAAAGGAAAAAAGGTTTGTTAAAAGCATCTGATATTAAAGATTTTCTTGTAGATGAAAATATAATTGGTTGTTGTGTACCTATAATATTTCATTCAACAAAAAAAACAATAGAAATTGAAAAGCCAAATTTTAAAAAATATGTTGATTTAATAAATGATGAATCTATTTCTGAAATATTAAGCACAAAAGCTGTTATTCATGATTTAGATAGATCACTAGTCGTTGAGGAAGTGACAAAAAAAGAAATAAATAAGATAAAAAAAAGATATCAAATGATTCATAATGAAGAATTAAAGGTGGAAGATGAAAAAAAACTGGAATCATATTATTATAAATCAAATTCAAAGTATTATTCTGAAAAAAAACCCCGCCAGAAAGTAATGGAAACAATCCTTGATTTAATGATTGATAAAAAATTTGATAAAACTGTTAATCTGGCAAATTGGTTTATTGAAAATGAGAGGGGAAACGTTTTAGCTGATATTTGTATAAAATCACAATATGGTTCCAAGAGAGAATTTTATGTTATAAATATAGGGGCAAAAGCACTGGCAAGATGTTGTGAGAATTTTTTCAAAGAACTATGCAAAAATTCTCCAAATGAAGCAATATCAATACCTGGTGACATAAAATTAATAAAAATGCAAGAGATGTTAGATAATGCTTATTATAATATGATGAATGACAATAAGAAGTTAAAATTTGTTAATGGTGATTGTACAAAATGGTCTGCAGCAGAAACAATGGCATCTTTTGTTTCAATGACATATGGGCTCAAAGATCATATTCCAACTGGGATGTTTAATTTAATTAAAACAACATTTTGTTGTTGGGCGAATAAGGAAATACAAATACCAATTGAATTGATAAAAAAGAATATAGTAACAAACAAAACAAAATATTTGAAAAATCTTTCCTCTGGCAGATTTAAAAGCACACATAATTTTTTACAGGGAATGTTTAATTATGCTTCATCCTACAAAGCTGTTTGTTGTGCAAATTATACATACCATACTTGGAAAGAAATTTACCCAGAATCAAATTTAAAAATATTTCATATGGAACATTCCGATGATTATATCCTTATTGTTTTATATGATAATGAGTTAGAATTTGAAAAATTTAGAGTATTACATAAAATAATGATGAAATTGCATGGTTATAATGATAGTGATAGGAAAA